CCTTGCCATAATTAAATCTTCACCACCAGCACCCATAGAACGGCTTTCTATATCTTCTGGGTGTATGTTAAGAACTTCTATAAGTTTATCACGAACCCATTGTTGAAATCGTCTACCTTTCGCTTTTGCACTCTGCGGTTTCAATCAATTACCTTCATACTCTTCTTTATATGTATAAGATGGTGTGAAGGGTGCTCTGGTAGCAGTAGTGTATGCACTAACGTCTTCTTTGAGTGCATCTTCTAACTCAGATGCTAACTCTTTTAACTGATGTGCAAGACGTTTTACTTTTTGGTGATTCATATTAGTTTAGATTGTAATGATTCCCAGTCTTTATCAAATTGCTCTAACCCTTTGTCGGTTAAAACATGCTTATACATCTTATCAAATATGCTTGGAGGTATTGTGCAGATGTCTGCACCAACTTCAAAACATTTACCAACATCTTTTACGTTACGAATAGATGCTGCTAGTATCTGTGTCTCAACTTTATGTTGTTTAAAGACCTTAGATATATCTGATATTAATTGTATACCATCAAAACCATTGTCGTCAACCCTCCCTACAAATGGAGAGACGTAAGTTGCTCCTGCCTTTGCTGCAAGTATTGCTTGAGTGACAGAGAAACAAAGCGTTACGTTTGTAGAGATACCGTCTTCTGATAATTCTTTACATGCCCTCAGTCCTTCTGGATTGAGAGGTAATTTAATAGTTACACTTGGATGAATATCAATATAATCATCTGCCATGTCTAGCATCTCTTCTGCTGTTGCTCCAACTACCTCTGCAGATACTGAGGCAGTCCATCCAAACATATCACATATCTCTTTAATTACTGTAACAGGATCTTGTCCCTGTTTTAACATTAGAGAGGGGTTAGTTGTTACACCATCTATCAACCCTGTCCCTACGGCATCTAAAACTACCTCAGTGTTACTACTGTCTAGAAATAGTTTCATGACTCTCCTTCGCATAGTTACTCTTATTTATTTTTATAGAAAAAGAAGAGGGAGGTTGGGTTTCTGTATACCAACAAAGAACGGGCATTACTACAGAAGTAAATACGTCCTTGCCTGAGTCCTACTTGGTTGAGTAGTTCTGCCCCTGCGGACAGCGAGCACCACCTCTGACTCATCACCTTAACTAGCGTTTGCCAGTAAGTTTATTCAGTCACTCCCTGTGTTGAACCGTCGCCCAACACACTATTTATTATAGCAGAACAAGAAAGAATTGACAAGCCCCTCTGCTCTCTCTGCTCCGAACTTACCCTTAAGATAGCCTCCAACAGGGTCTAAACGCTTCATATATGTGTCAAAATCTGCATATGTCTCTGTTGCATCCAACCCTTTTGGTTGTGCTTCGTCTATAATGTGTTTATACCACAACAAATATGTCTTGAACATTGGTAGATAATCGTCTACCTCTTCTGCCTTACAGTATCTAACGTAAATGTTCTTAGAGAAATGATTACCCATCTCAAAGAACCTATATTCTTTCTCTGCGTATGGTAGTGATTCTACCTCATACACGTAATTTTCTACAGGATGTTGAAAGTCGAATACAATAATTACCCGATTCTTGTTAAATCCCATAAGATCCATACCAAAACAGGGAAGGTTACTCCCAGTTTTAGGGTAAAGAATGTTATTGTAGATAGAAGAAGTATCGTCCCAGATGTCAACTTCCCTCGCTTTGATAAAGTGCTCATGTGTGTATACCGTTGCTTTTAAGTTTGAATCTTTTCGACCTGTCCAGTCTGCCCAGAGAGGATCAGTTCTTTCAAAGTCGGGAAATGTTTCCCATAGTGCTTTTTTATAATTTGTCCAAAGGTTCATAATCTATTGGGGAAATAATTTAAGTTCAGCACTATTCGTGCTTTTGCGTCACTACATGCTGTACCAGAATGACGTTTAGATGATGGGAAAGTAAGTAACCTGTTCGCTACAGATTCTACTTTAGTTCCATCTTCAAAGTTTGTACATCCATCACATGTATTAATATAGTATATAGATGTCACATGGTTGTAAGGACCTACGTCAGTGTGAAAGTCTCTTACTTCTACCTTATCCTTCTTAGGGTTAAGGTTTGCTTTGATTCTTAACCATACATGAGGATTGATAACCTCAATCAAAGGATAGATACGATCCATGTCTGGTGACACTACACCTAAGCATGGATCCCAGAACATATGCACGAACTGATATGCGTCAGGATCTGTATCTTCACCATCACCTAGAATATAAGGGCAATACTGCCATCTACATCCTTCAGTGAACCAATGCTGTAGTGGTTTAAAAACTTCTTCGGGTAATAAATTATCGACTACTCGAATATCACTTGAAACCTTATCAATCTTTAATCCCACTTCTCGTAATCATGAGGTACATAATCAGGGCATAATAAAGCACCCGCTAGGGCATTCGCAGATTTATTGTTGCTGCATAGCTTGTTCATCCAAATCCTTTCTTTTAATTCTACCGTCCCATCGGTAGATATCATCCTGCAACAGATATCCACTATCTTGTTTCTGTAGTTTGTGCTTAACATGTTTAATAGCCTCTGGTAGGATTGCGTACTCACGTCTCTGTATGGCTTTCGTGAGTGATTTGATATCGTCATTGTGTAATATAGGTACTTTGGACTGAATGATGATCTCACCACCATCGAGTTCCTCGTTTACGTAATGAACAGTAGCACCAGTCTCAGTTTCACCTGCGTCCATTGCCTGTTCGATTGCATGTAACCCCTTATACTTAGGTAAAAGAGAGGGGTGAACATTAATTATTCTACCACGAAATGCGTCTATGAAATCTTTTGTAACAATTCGCATCCAACCTGCAAGTACTACGAGGTCTACATTCCATGCTTGAATAAGTCGAATCATATTGATTTCATCAGTAGATTCGATATATGAATGAGGTATTCCTAACTTATCTGCTCTTTTTGCTGCTCCACACTTCTTTTTGTTATGGATCATCAACACAACTTCGTCAGATCTACACGTTCGCACAATGTTCTCGAAATTTGATCCATTTCCAGAGCAGAGTACGGCTAATCTCATTTGATAAAATTGTGTTTTGACGTGCTACTTTTGGTTCTGTTGTGGATAACTATGAACCTATCAGCAGCGAATGTTCCTGCGAGACATACATCTATCTCGTCTCCATCGACCCAGTTGATGTCTCCATTCTTCTTAGTATGGTTCATCGCTTCCTGTATTTGGTCGATTACTTCTTGAGTTAATTTCATTTTACAAATCTATGGTTGGAATAACTTACTAGACCAGATATTACACAACGTCCGTCTACTGGTGCAGGCGGTACTTCGTGCCATAGATGCCCTTCAAAGAACAGTATCTGTCCTGCTTCGGGATCAAGTTGTTTATCTTCTAATATAACGGATGAACACCCCTCAGGAGTATTCACATAATATACAAATGCTAATGGATATGGAAAATGATTATGTCTTATAATATTTTCTCCTTTGAGGTAGTACATACCCCATGCATCCATGATCTCAAATCCGTATGGATCGAAACCGCATTCTCCGCCACCACCCCAAGGAAAGATACCTTTAGATATATCCCATTCCTTAGAATCAGCAAGATATGCATCTGCTGCAATCTCAGGCATTGAGGTATTTGAGAAGATAAAAGATAATTTAGGAATACAACTCTCTATCCATGTGAGTAGAGCGTCAACTTCTTCCACCTTATCTCTTTGTTCGAGAAAGAACCGCCATGGGTACATATCTCGCTTTCCTTCTTTGAACGCTGCGACCTGTCGTTCCTTTTCAGTCTTATAGAGATCAAGGAGTACAGGATTTACTCGTTCAGCATCAGGAAATTCTTTAGCATAATATCGAGTGTCAATAACTGTCATTAATTATGTGGGTCGTATTTACGAAGTATGTAAAGGGCAATTGCAGCACCAACTGATGATGCACCCAAGACGATTAAAAATAATGGCATTGTGATTATTTAGGTAATTGGTCTATCATTTTCTGTACATTTTCCTTCAATGTGTTATAAAATTGAGGTCCTATGTCAGCAGGTGGCATTCCAAGCATGGTTGCTGCCTGTTTGACTTGCTGAACTAACTGTTTTGCGTCAGGATCCTCAGATAATGTAACACGCATGTACATAGTCTGCTGTACATTTATGAGTTCCAACATCTTCTGAAGTTGATCACGTTTCTCGTCCACACTTAATACAAGTCCCATGCGATTGATCTCAAGATACAGTTCTTGCATCTTTTCGAGTTCTTTCTGGACAATTTCAGATCTGAAGAATTTACTCATAAGTACTGTGCTTTTACTATTTTCTTATATTTACCCATATCCACTGTTAGGAATGGGTCGTATTTCACTACCCTATTCTTTAAGGGTGTCCAGACTATCTCCTCTTTGATTTGTTTATCAAACTGAGGGATGAACTGGAAGATCTTATTGAATATGGTAAGTGTCTCCAAACATATTCTACCACCTAAATGTGCTTTTAGCAAGGGTGGGTGCACTGATGTAACTTTGAATAGATCATCGAACCTATTACACATCTCATGGAGTGTTGCCACATCCTCCTTGAAGTGATAACTCAGAGCCTGTTTGCGTTTGGTATACTCAGCATAATTCTTGGCACCTTCTCTGACTAGGGTTGCAGGATATACCTTATCCTCTGCGATTAAATTTGCTACAAAAAATTCGCGTAACTCGAAGTCCTTGAACTTCCTTGATAGTTTGACAAAAAAGAACTTATCTCTTCTTTGGTCAAAAGAAACCTGTGATGCCTTAGCATTTCCACCATATTGAAAATAGTCATAGGTGTTGGAAGTAAAATGAAGTTTCAGAGCAAGGTACATCTTGTAAACTTCAAAACCTGTCACAGTTTCAATAGACCTCTTGAGGTACGTTTCATAAAATTTAGACGTTGTGCCTCGTATTTTAATTTCTCTTTTAATGGTTTGGAGATAAGTTTATTAACTCCATCTAATTCTATATTCTTGTCTTCGCAAAACTGTACTACAGCTTCGATATAATTGAGACTACTATCTTTGACTATCTTTTCTATTTCTACTGAGAACTTCGCAGCAGTCATAAAATTTTCTTCAAAGACTTCATCTATCTTACCACTCGCCATATGCTTCTCGGTAGGCATCAATGTATCCTTTAAGTTTGCGAGCATACTTAAACTTGTCATAAATTTCAAATAATTGAGGTTCGCCTGTTTCGCAGGCGATAATGGTTACGAGCTTCTTGACCATAAGACCAGTTAGCTCTTGAAACATTATAGCATAAGCTGTCTCTTGTGCAAAGTAGTCGTGTATCCATTCTTCACGTTTCGTCTTAGTTGATGTTTTGAAATCTATTATCGCAAGTTCTCCTTTATACTCAGCAATACAATCCACTCGACCTGCTAACTTTAACACCTTACTAGAAAGGGGTGCTTCGAGAGCATGTATATTGTTAATACTATCTAGGTGGGGTTTGATCTGGTAAAATAACCCCATGGATAGTGGGTCGTCTTTATACCTACTAATATCTTCGTTTTTAAGGTACAACTCCGCAAGTTTGTGGCACTTATTACCACGTGTTGTTGCACGTTTTGTTACCTTATTTGCTTCTTCCTCACCAACTCTATTTCTCCATTCCATGATAGACTTCTTTTTAGAATGTCCGATCACAGTTGTAACAGAAGGGTAGAAAGTATCATCAACCTGATACCTCCTACCCTGTTTAGTTGTTGTTGCTTTTAACTCTGGAAAGTTATGTAAATTTAAGTGCTTAAAGTCCAAGGTTCATCTTACTAATCAAATA